ACTAAGATTGATGATGCCTTAGCTAAGCTAAACCTACAACAGCAACCATCTCAGGATAGCCAACCTACAGAAGTTACCCCTTCAGTTAGTGAGGAACAGATCGGAGTTATTGCAGCAACGCAGATAGAAGCAGTCCTAGCAGATAGACAAGTAAAGGCTAATGCAGCAACAGTGAAAGCTCTTGCAGACAAAACCTTTGATGAAACTGAAGCCAGGTTGAAAGTTAAATATGGGGATAAGTACAAAGAGGCAGTTCAACTACAAGCTACTAAGCTTGGTGTAGATCTAAATCGTATGACTCAAATGGCTAGTGATCCGGTAACAGCTCAACTTCGCTCAACATTCAGTACAAGAAGTGGCTCCTGCTGAAGGTATTGATTGGACTAAGGGCGGATCTAAACATATATTTGAAGCTTTGCAAGCTGCAAGGCAACAATAACTAAAGGTATAACACAATGGCTCAACTAACAAGCAACAGTGCTAACATAACTAGACAGATTATTTATTCTGCTGGTTTACAAGAAGGCTTCGACAATGCTGTCGCAGGTCTTATTATGATGAATGATGTAACTGCTGAATTTCCAGACGGTGACACGTTCGATGTCGATCAGATTGCTGATGCAACTCTAACCGATTACACAGAGAATGCTGCGGTAAACTACGCTGCTATCACTCTATCACGTATCCAATTAACTATCAGCGATTATAGACAAGACGGTTTCTACATGTCAGATGCTATGCAGATGGATTCATGGAAGTCTGACCTATTCTTCTCTAAGCGTATCAAGCGTTCTATGGTTGCTTTTGCTGAAGATTTTGAATCTAAGCTTTACGTAGCTGCTGATGCTTCTCAAACAGTATCTAACCCGAACGATATTGATGGATTGCCTCATCGTATTGCTCTAGCTGCTGCTTATACAGGTGAAGACTTCTACAATACTCTAGCTGTAATTAAAGAGTCTTGGGATGTTTCTAATGTTCCTGAAGCTGGACGTATGTTAGTAGTCGCTCCTAACGTAGAACGTGTACTTAATACTATTGGATCTAACGGTCTTATCGTATTAGACAGTCCTCGTTTTGAAGGATTGGCTGAAAGTGGTTTCTCTAAGAACCATCATTTCTTACGCAACATCTTAGGATTTGATATCTTCACTTCTAACTTACTACCTGCAAGCGCTGGTGCTGAGACAGTAGACAGTGTTATTGCTGCCGCTAACCATCACACTTGTATTGCTTTCTCTGTTGCTGATGATGACAGCAAGGCTATGATGGGTGTTATCCGTCAGAAGCCTGAAGCTGAACATTTCCGTGATACAAAGTTAAAGCGTGATGAGTGGTCTGCAACTAGTCGTTTCGGCTTTGCTGCATATCGTCCAGAAAGCTTAACTATTATCTTGGCTTCTCCAATAGCATAGTAGGCTAGAACTAGTTTGGGACTGACGAGTCCCTTTCTAGATCTTTATTATAAAAGTACTTGACATTTTAGGAAAAGAGATATATTATGGCACTATTAACACTACTCTCAGTTGTTAACTCAGCTCTCGATCAAATGGATGGCTTCAGAGTAGCTACTATAGATGATACTATAGAGTCTCAACAGTTAGCTTCAATCGCTGAGAAGGTGTATAATGATCTCCATGCAGATCTATCCTTTTCCTCAGATGTTACACAGAATATAATCCAATTAGAATCATTAGCTGATTCAACTAAACCCAACTATCTCAAACTACCTGCCGATGTTATCCATACAGTTGATAACAAAGTTATGTACAATGTTACTAGAGATACAGGTCTAGATATGAGAGAGATTGATTACATCACTCCTCAACAGTTCTTAGATGAAATAGGACAAAGACCTTCTACCCTTCCTAACAGCCAGATAGTAACAGACTTTTCAGGTTATAGGTTAGTAGTCACTAATAATGCAGCACCAACCTTCTATACAGATTTCGATGATGAACATTTAGTATTTGACTCTTTTGATTCAAATGTAGATTCAGTATTGCAATCAAGTAAGAGTGGTATCATTGCTACTCTCCAAGGATCATTCACTCAGTCAGACACTTATGTTATAGACTTCCCTGAATGGTTCCATCCAACATATTTAAACGCTGTTATAGCTGAAGCAAGTGCAGCTCTAAGAGAAGAACCAATTTTCCATGCAGCTAGATTGGCTCGTACTGGGATTATTAAAGCTAAACGTAAACAACGTATTGGCATCGAAGATACAAGACAAAGGAAATACGGACGATGAGTTCATACAACGACAAAGAAGTAGTAGCAAAGAGTAAAGGCGGTAAGAAGGTTTACGCACAGAAGCCAGAAGGTGAAGCTTTATATAAGTTACATTTCCAAGGTGGTGGTAAATTACCTGAAGCATGGAGCGGTGGATATTCTACATTGAAGTATGCTAAATTAGCTGCTGAAGCTTACCTAGGCCAAGAAGCTGCTTTACAATCTGATTTAGATGTGGAGAAAGGTGCTAAGGCTGCTGCTAAAAGACCAAGTAAGTTAAAGGCTAAGTAGATGCCTTTAAGTCGCGGAGATAAGGAATATATATTACCTACTAACGGTTTAAATACCGAGGCTAATATATTACACTTCCCTCAACAGTTTTCACCAGATGTATTGAACATGGAGATTGATTATAGTCCTCAAGTTGTACGTCCACGTAAAGGTATAAAGACTGCTGCTTCTCCTAGATTAGTGGAAACCAGAAATGCTAGTGATCACGATATAGCTATTAGTTCTTTTTTATGGGAAGCTGTGAATGGTGATCCAGATTTTAACTTTGTAGTTCTACAGGTTGGCAGATATATTTATTTGTTTGATGATGATGGGATAACAGACCCAACAGCTTCAGTTCATATTGAGAGAATAGATCTCAATGAATCACTTAGTGGAACAGCAAAAGGTACGTTAGCTCTCCTTGAACCAACTAGGATGAACTTTGCTAATATAAAAGGTAAGTTACTTGTTTGTTCTGAACAAATAGATCCTACCTTAGTTCAGTTTGATGGAACAGATCTAACCATCTCTTCCCTTACACTTACAGCTAGAGATATATTAGGTATATCTGATGGCCTTAAGGTAGATGAACACCCTGCTACTTTAACTGATGATCACACTTATAATCTCTTGAACCAAGGCTGGCACAAACAAAGAAGACTAACTTCTGGAAGCAAGATAGAATCAGATCCTATAGCAGAGTATAATACACAGAACAGTGAATACCCAAGCAATGCAGATGTTGTATGGGTAGGTATGGTAGATGATAGTGGTGATCTCGTGTTTGATGCAGAACTATTAAGAGATAGTACTTTTGGAAGCACTCCTTCTGCTAGAGGGCATTATGTAATTGATATATTCAACATAGATAGAGATGCAATCTTATCAGATCCTTTGAACTCTGGAGCAGTAGGTGGTGGTTCAAGTGGTGTAGGTGGAGATGGCACAGCAGGATCAGGTCCAACAGATGGCACAGATCAACCAACATACGTTTTACCGTAGGTACACATGGCTTTAACAATACTACAAGAAACTATAGATGAAAGACCTACTTGCTGTGAGTACACAAGCGGTAGAGTTTTCTATGGCGCTAAGAACAATGTATACTATTCTCAAGTGATGGAAGGAGAGAGTATAGATAAGTTAAGCAGATGTTATCAGCAGAACGATCCAACAGCAGAACAGCTTTCAGACCTTCTAGCAACAGATGGAGGTTCTATACAAATAGATAATGCTACTAATATAATACAAATCACTAAATTCAGAAATGGTGTAATGATTTACAGCAGCAATGGAGTATGGTATTTAAGTGGTCCAGATACAGGCTTCAACGCTACTAATTTCAGTTTAGATCAAATATCCAATTCGGGTTGCTTATCTCCAGAGAGTGTAGTTGTTGTAGAAGATGCTCATTACTATTGGAGTTTAGATGGTATAATTGTAATAGCTATTAATAAGTTTGGTCAACCAGAAGCAAGTAATATAATAGAACAAACCATGCAAACCTTCTACAATGATATACCACTTATCTCTAAGAAGAAGACTTCAGGGTCTTACAACAGGATTAAGAAGCAAGTAGAGTGGTTATATGGTAGTGATACACAAACTGGTGCAACAGAGTACAAACACGCTATAGACAGAGCGTTAGTGCTAGATACTAGACTAGGTGGACTATGGCCCCAACAATATAATGCAACCCTCACAGAAGCGCTAGGACAGTTTATAGCTACTTCAGTTAATACTAACAAAGGTACAGAAGCTCTAGATGTAGTCTACCCAATGATTACATTAGGTAATCCAACTTCTACTCAGAACTACAGCGCTAACTTTGCTCAGAAGACCGATACAGGATTTCAAGACTTTGGTACAGACTATACTACAGCTTATATAGAGACAGGCTATGAAGCATTAGATAAACCAAGTAATAAGAAAACAGCCCCTTATATTACTACTCATTTCTTACAAACAGAAGAGAACTTTATTGCAGATGGTTCAGGTGGTTTTAAATTGGACTTACAATCAGGTTGTCAGATGAGAGCTAAATGGGATTGGAATAATAGCGTAGCCAATGGTAGATGGAGTCCAGCTCAACAAGCTTATAGATTTAGAAGATTATTTGTACCAACAGGTGCAGGAGTATTTGACTCAGGTGAATCAGTAATTACAACCAAGAGTAAGATGCTAGGTAGAGGTAATGCTCTTAGTATAAGATTTGAACAAGAATCAGGTAAGGATATGCAGTTGTTAGGTTACACAGTTCAGTTTAGTGTTAAAGGAAGAATGTAATGGGAGAGTTAATGACAAAGGATGTTATAGACAATATTTGCATAGGAAGTAAAACTCTTAACAGAGAAAAAATTCTTGAATTAGAAAGCATAACAAAAACCATGCCTCAGTTACAAGTACCTGTTAAACATTATATACATGGCGGTATGTATATCAGGGAAATTACTATTCCTAAGAATACCGTTATAACTGGTGCTATATATAAGTTTGATCATTTCGATATTATGATAAGTGGAGATGTAACTGTTTCAACAGATACAGGAGAATCTAAAAGACTAACTGGTTATCAAGTTCTAAATGGCATGCTAGGTAAGAAAAGAGCTGGATATGTTCACGAAGAGACTACTTGGATAACAGTACATCCTTTTGACGGTGAAGACGGAGATTCAGTTCAGAAATTCATAACAGCTGAAACATTTGAAGAATTAGAATCTTTTTATAAAACTATAAATACTCTTGACTACCAATATCTTTTAGAAGATTTAGAATTAACTAACGAAGATGTTCAATTAGATATGGAGAACCATAATGTTATAGATCTGGAATCTTCTCATCCTCATATGTATTTGTCTGATTCAAAGATACAAGGGACGGGATTGTTTAGCTCATTAGCCTTTAAGTCTGGAGATATTATCTGTCCTCTTATACTATCTGAAACCAAAACAACAGCTGGCAGGTATAGCAATCACGCCTTGTACCCAAATGGTGGAGTACACGGTACAATGTTAATAGCTCTCAGAGATATTGAAAAAGATGAAGAAATAACAATGAATTATAGGAGTAACCTATGTCGGGACTTATAACAGCAGTTGTAGTACTAGGTGCAGCAGCAGCAGCAGAGTCTCGTAAGAGTCGTAAAGCTAATGCAAGAGCTAGGAAGGTAGATGAGAAGAGAGGTAAGCTAGAGTCCCAGAGAAGCGCTGTGGGGCAGGTTAGACAAGCTCAGATAGCAAGAGCACAGATTATACAAAGTGCAGAGAATCAGGGCGTAGGAGGAAGCTCAGCAGCTGTAGGAGGTGCAGGAAGTGTACAGTCTCAAGCTGGTGGTAGCATAGCCTTTGCACAACAGATCTTTAGGCTACAGCAATCTTCTAATAGATTAAGAGAAAGTGCTTTTAGTCACACAGGGAACGCTCAAGATCTTTCTAATGTTGCTTCTCTTGTTGCAACACAGGTTTAAGTTATATGGCTGAACTAATACAAGACACTACTGATACTTCATCAATTAGCTTTGATGCACCTAGTGTTATCAATGAAGTTCCTAAATCAGATGAGATTACTACAGCTCTTTTACAGAAAGGGTTTGAACTCAACTCTCCTGATACTTTAGAGATATCTAAGGAAGTTCAGAATCAACAGTCTATAGGTGATACTAGCTTTGTCACTATGGCTAAGTTTGATAAAGAGACAGAAGATAAACAAAGTATAGTGGATAGAGCTACATCTGGAGAGACAGTTGATTTAGAAGCTTTAGACAAAGAGTTAGATCAGTACCAATTATCTGTACCAGAATGGCAAGCTGCTGTAGCTTCAGGCTTGGCTATAGGTTCTGAAGGATTAGAAATTCAGACAGAAGAACAAGCTCAAGATATTAACAAAACATTGAAAGACTTAACGGCTTTCAGTGTAAAGCAAGACGCTATTAATAAAAGTCAAGCTGCTATAGATGTAGCTTTTGAAGAGTATACTTGGGGAGAGATCTTTGAGGATATTGGTTTATCTATAATAGAGCCTCATGCAGAGACAGTTACTCTAGCTAATGTGACAGCAGAACTTACAAGTGAAGCTAACTTATCTGGATATTTATTACCTACTAATTCTATCAATTTGCTTGCTGACCATTTGTTAGATATGCCTCTAGAAGAAGCAGCTATGGTTATACAAGATATAACAGATAGATCAATAGATAGACAAAACCAATTCGGTGTAGGACAGAACAAAGCTACTAATCTTTACATAGCTCAAACTCTTTTAAACACTGTTAATGAAAACAGGTCACAAGAAGGCTTCTTAGGTATTAAGAACGTAGGAGATGGAGCTTTAGATATTCTAGCTGTACTTGATATAGCTGGTGCTGGAGGAGTAGGCAGAGCAGGAAAAAGTGTTTATAAGAAAATCTTACTTAAGTTCTTTGGTAAAGCAGATGATATAGCTGTAGATGCTACAGAAACCTTAGCAGTTAAGGTAGCTCCTCCTCTTAAGCCTAATTCAGATGTAGTAAGTAAAAGAGGATCGTTAGGAGACACATTAGAGAAATCTAAAGCAGGGGTAGTAGAAGATATAGTAAAGAAAAGCCCTCCAGAAAGTCTAGACGAATCTCTTGATTCTGTAGGACTAGATAAGAAAGCATTACAAGAAAGGAGTTCTGGTAGTATATCTGGTACAATAGATCCAGTTAGCTTACCACCTTCTGCTACTAATCCAAGACTAAGAGAATTAGTAGAGACAGTTCAAGGAGGATTTGATGTTAATCTTCTTGGTGGTGCAGGTAATAGAAGTAAGATAATGAGTGAGTTCCATAAGGAACTAGTAGAAGCTACACAAGGTTTCCCTCATCCTTCTAAGGCTTTTATCAGACCACCTAAAGAAGGAGATAGCATTAGTCTCGGAACTTCTGTAGTTAGATTTGGAAAGAATGCTAATGAAGGTTTTGATGATCTAGAGGACGCTAAGTTCTTACAGCAAATCTTTAAAGCTAAAGGCGAGACAGTAGATATAGTCCAAGGTAATGGTAAAGCTTGGGTGGAGGTTAGTCGTAGACAAGTACTAAGTGAAGCTGATGCAGGAGTGTTTTCCAATGTAACAGGTCAAAGACTTGCTACCCCTATACACAGCATAAGCAAATGGTTTATGCCTTGGAGTCGATCTATAAAGAACGTAGCTGAAGGTATGCACCCTCAAGCTATGGATTCATGGGCTAGAGATCTAGGTAGTGTTGTTAAGAGAGAGCTACAAGATATAGCTAAGCCTTTCTTTGAAGCACAGAGAAAGATAGATAAGACTGACTATAACTTAGCTAGTAGAGCTGTTATGGAAGGTGAAAAAGAACAAATAGTATTCACTACTAAGCAATTACAAGCTAGATACCCAGAGATAAGTGGTACAGCAATAGAAGCCTATCATAGTTATAGAGCTGCTGTAGATGGTATACAACTTATGCGCTCAGTAGAGTTCGGTAAGAAGCTTGCGAGGGGCGGATACAAACAAATTGATATAGGAACTACACAAGTATTTGGTTCTGTAATTTCAGAGAAGCCTGTTGTAGGTAAGCTTGCTGTTAATGAGAAAGGTGAGCATCTAGTAGACAATCTTATACAAGGTAAGACACTAGAAGGCGATCAGATATATGATGCTGTTAATCAAACTAGTATCATATTGACACAAGAACTTATTGATCAAGTATACAGCTCTGGTGGAAGAGTTATTAAACTTAGTTCTAAGTTAGAAGCAGGAGATGCAGGCTCATTCTCTCATGTCATTGTTAGAAATATAGATGATATACAGGTGAGTGAGATACCTTTGTACCCATCCTTTGGTAGGAAGGGATATGCTGTTGAGAGGTTCTATGATGATGCTGGCTTTGTTATACAGCAAGTCGGTGCTAAGCGTAAGCTTAACGGTGTAGAAGGTATAGGAAGTCAAGGAGTAGGTGTTGTAAGTACCATCTCAGAAGCTAAAGCTTTGATTAAACATCTACAGAGAAAACATCCCGATCAACAATTTGAATGGAAACAATCAAGAGAATTAGATAGTTTACTAGAAGAGTCTGCTGGTGGTAATGGTGGTCCTAGTTGGATTAAGAAAAGACAAGACGAAGCTTTACTAGGCAAGTTAGATGCAGATGGTTTACCTACCGATGGTAACACATTGAGCATAGCTGAAGCTTTTTCTAGAAGTATACAAAACACAGGTTCTCTCCCTCTACAAGAAACAGCTGTGATATTAAGACAGAGATGGATGAACCAGTTTGGTAAGTACCTCTCTCCTTCAGCTAAATTAGAAGGTAAGATACCTGAGTCTCTAGGTCGTAACTCATGGGATAATGCAGCTCTTAAGGCTGATGGTATTAACCCTCAAGTATTCAAGAATGATGCTAATACCTTCCATCACAATATTGTTAGTATGGAGCATCAAGCAGCAGGAGAAGTAATAAGAGCTAAGAGAAGATGGTTAGCAGGACTAGCCAGATCGTTTGGAGCTAGTGATGGATTGGTTTCACAACTAGCAAGCAAGAGTTTAACTAGACTTAATAAGACTAATCCAGCAGTTCAGTTAAGACACACTACAGCTTTATTAAATATAGGTTATGGCGTAGCTTATCAAGTACCTCAGAACACTATAGGTGCTTTCTCTATTATGGCTTCTCAAGGTATAGATGGATTGAGAGCTATGAAAGATATGCTTAGACTTAATCATGGTTTAAGAATGCTAGGTAAAGGAGCTGATGAAGATTTAGCTTTTGATAGTATAGCTAAGAGTATAGGTATTCCAAGAGCAGAAGCAGAGCAGTGGGTTAAAAGATTCAAGCAATCTGGCATACAAGGTTCAGCTTCAGATCTAGATAACGTCTTAACTTATTCTATCTCTAGCGGTAAGCTAGGCTTCTCTCCTATCAAGACAATCAATAATAAGATAAGTGGTGTTGTAGGTAAGAGCATTGATGTAACTAACATGGGTTACTGGACAGCAGCACACAGACAAGTAAGAAAGACCTTCCTTAAGAATAAGAAGGATACTAATTCACAAGATTTCTGGGAAGCTGTTAGGAACAAAACAAGAAAGTTTGGACAGAATCAAAACAAATCAGACCTCTTAGCCTTTGAAAGAGAGAATAACATCTTAGCTTTCGGCCTACAGTTCTCTCAGCATTTAATGAAGTTAGGTCAAGAAGGTGTAGCAATAGTAGGTAAAGGGCTAGGCTTCAAGACTAATAGTGTTTTAGTTAAGAGACAAGCTCAAGCTTTACAAGCAGTGGGTATTTACTTTAGTGTCTTTGGTGCTTCAGGTATGGGTAATAGCGGTATGCAGTTTATGAATGAACAGCTACCAGACTTCTTAGCTAATCCTCAGAATGAACAAGATAGAAACATCTCTAATTTTATACTAGGTGGTATGTTGGACTTACTAGTTAATGTAGGATCAGAAGGTAATATTTCTATCAGCTCTGGTACTAGTGCTGGAGGTGTAGTTGACATATACAATGGTTACTTAGATGTAATACGTAAGAGTCATGCAGCAGGTAAGTTAGAACTTGACATGGTTGATGTTTTAGGAGGTGCTTCAATGAGTACCTTCTCTAAGATAGCAAGAGTATTTAGAGGACTGCCTAATACCATAGAGATTCAAGAGGCAATGAACGCAGAAGATACTTTAGAGACTCTTAATTTCATAGGTGAAGCACTTGGGACTACTACAGGTGATATAGTTAGAACAACCAAGTTAGGTGGAGATTTGTATCTCTCTCATGCACAAGCTATGTTTGAAGCTAGGTTCAGTAAGAATACTGGGAGAGTTAGTGGTAATGCTACATTAAAAGAAGCTATAGGTAAAGCTTTTGGTATGGGATCTAGAGGTGAGGTTATAAGTAGAGGTGATAACAAAACCAGCTACTTAACCAAATTAAACATAGATGCTATAGCTAAACAAGCCAAGGCTGATGGATTAGTAGATTTCTTAGTAATGGTTAATCCAGACAAGCCAGATAGTTTAGATCAGTGGAGAGAGAAGCAGCAGAAAAGAGCAAATGCTTTAGCTTCTATATTGCCAGATTCAGAACAAACAAAGTTTCAAAAAGCTATGTTCGATCATGCTTTAAAAGTTATAGAAGGTAACAAAGGTATGAGGGATATGCTAAAGAGAATGACTCCCCTTATTGGAACAGAAGAAGCTCTCAGACAATACAAAAGACATCCCGATACAAAACCAGAACAAGTAGAACAGATAGAGATTTTGTTTAAGGTGCTAGAGGATAATAGAGAAATGCAACAGGAGAACAAGTAATGGCAGGTTTTGCTAAAGATGTAGTAACTTCTATAGATGTTCCTGATGTAAGTCCTTTGCAGACAAATCAAGGAAGTACATTAGGTGACGTAACAGCAGCAGCTACTTTCGGATTACAAGTGTTAGACAGAAGTAATGCTAAGGATGCTAAAGCAGCAGCAGTTGTCAAACAAGAGAAGATGGCTGGCGCTGTATTGAAGATAAACAATTTTAAGATAGAGACAGAAGGTCAAGGACTTTCCTCTATTAAAAGACAAGCTGCACAAACAAAGTTTCTTGAAGGGTTCTCTTCTGTAGACCAATTAACTATTATAGAAGAGGTAGCTAAGTCAGGAAGGTTTGTTAATGAAAAGAGACAAGCAGAGATAGCAGAAGTTAAAGCTGTATCAGAACAAGAAGATGAATGGGCTGTAAAATATGCTGGTGAGTCTACTATGTCTGATGGAGATGTTAGGGATAAGGTAGAGAGAGGTTTATCAGAAGACGCTCGTATGTTAGCTGATAAGAGAGCGCATGATTTTAAGATGAGACAGTTGTCTTTATCTGGTGCTACTATAACAAATAATGCCGCAGTTGCAGGACAGCAAGCTGATATTATGATGGCAGAGATAGCTGTGAGTTCTAGACAGAATATAGATATAGCTATAACAAAACTAGAGAAGCAAAGAGATCTACCAAAAGGCTCTGAAGGTAAGCTCAACCAGCAACAGTTTCAGGAAGAAGTTATAGGTCTTATGGATAGAGGACGAGCTGCTATGTCAACTGCTCTTACATCTATGGCAGGTGGACAACCTCCTCTAGTCAAGAGTAAATTACTTGCTAACCAAGCTGCATTTCTAGATAGTTATGAATTGTTAAAGACAGAGTACATTGATTCTGCTTCAGGCTCTAGATACCAGAAAGGATTGTTAGGGCTGTTAAAGAACAAGCAGCAAGATATAGAATTGGAGATACTTTCCGATCCAACAACACTGGCTTTAAAAGTAGCTATGGATTTAAAACTTGCTCCAGATGCTAATGCTTTAGCAGAAGTAGGAGGATTGGTTTATGAATCACTAGGGAATGTAGCAAAGCACGTTAGTAAAGTAGCCAAGAATGCCTCTTCACTCCCTTCTTTTCAATCAAGACAAAGTTATCTAAGTAAACAATTTGCAGACAGTGATGGTGTAGATAGTCCAGAAGTTATAGAAGCAATAGATGTTACAGCAAAAGCTCAGAATGATGTCCTGAATGATATAACTAAAGGTGTTATAGGAGATAGAGATGGGCAAAAGTTAGATTGGGGTGTTAACGATGTCTCTAAGACAATGGAAAGTATCATCGATAGTCCTGTTAAAGGAAACTTCACTAAGCACAGTGTTAAGCTAGTCACAGATACTGTTATGCAGAGATGGGAGAAGATGTCTCCTGAACAGCAAGAAAAGATAAAAGATAAGATGCCGGCTTATACTGTTAGGTACTTTGGCGATAATACTTCTGGAGCTTTTGTACCAGCAGTTCTTGAATCCTATAAGAAGATTGTATCTGTAGAAGGCAAGCCTCTTTATACTATAGGTATGGACCCAGTTACTAAAGGCTTTAAAGTTGTTATATCTAGTGATGCAGAGATATTAAAACAAGCTAGATTAGACGAAAGTTCTAATCAGTTTACACTCAGTACATTAAAACCTGTGAAAGAACGAGTTAGAAAGATGAAGCTTGATCTGGTAAGATGGGCTAAGAAAGTAGAGAGAATGGAAGCGCCTAGTTCAGTTATCAATGCCTTATCTAAATCAACTGGTACACCTAAAGAAGCTGTTACTGAACAGTTGTTAAGACAAATGGGAGCTACTAGTAGTCTTAGTGTAGATCCTGCTTTCACCTTACCATTATCTAAGCCTACGCCTGTAGCTACTCCTGACGAAGTACTAAGACCAGTAGAAGATACTTCTGATATGTCAGATGAAGAGTTTGATGTATACCAGAAACTACAACTAGATAGACGAAAGACTAAGCAACAATGATAGACCTTAAGCTCAAAGCTAAGGCTATAGTAGCTGTACGTACACGTAAAGCCTCTGCTAAGGCCTCTGAGGACTCGCTCGTTGAACGATTGATGAGTACCCTTACCCTTCCTATCCCTGAACGAGGAAAGGCTGGTAGGGACGCTCCTACGATGGATGAGATATTGACAGAGATAACTCCTCTACTACCTGAAACAAAGATAGAACATAAGGTAGAAAAGACGGTTATAGAGCAGAAGATAGATGCAGGTGATTTTGAAGGTATGATAGATGCCATGATTAGCGCTAAGATACCTGAGATACCTATTGAAGATAGACCTAAAGTAGAACAAATAACTATAGATGTATCAGATGAGAAGTTAGAAGGTTTTGTTAGTCAGAAAGAATTCAAAAAAGCTTTAGAAAGAATACAAGATGCTATCACTTATCATAGTGGTGGGGCAGGAGGTTCTAAGCAGAACTTAGCTAATGTTATAATGGTAACAGAAGATACTACTATAGCACAGAACAAACTCCTAGCAAACAAATACAATGTAGTACTCATTATGTCTGCGGGTATTACAGTAACACTACCAGAGAACACTGGTACTAAGGTCATTGAGATCAAGCAAGGGTTCACTGGAGTAGGCACATACACAATATGTAAGGAGTCATCGTAATGACAATCGGAAACTACTTCCTCGTAAGAGATAAGAACGGTAATCCTAAATTTGATAGTTATAATAATATCCATGAAGGTTACTGGGCTATGCTCACAGAGAAAGAAAAACAAACAATCATAACTTATAGAACAACTGGAGAATTATTATGGCAGTAACTCACGTAGCAGCAACAAGAAACAACATAGCAGACGCAGTCTTAACAGACATAGGAGCTTCTGGTCTTTTAGTATTTGAAACTACAGGTGGAGGTGCAGAAGTAGCTACCTTACCTTTATCTGCTACAGCAGGAGTGGTATCAGGAGCAGTCTTGACCTTCAATGCTATAACAGATGACACTAGTGCAACAGGAGGAACTGTAGCTGAATTCGCCATACAGACTTCAGGAGCAGCAGATGTTCTTAGAGGTAATGTACTTACTTCAGGTGGTGATATTAACATGTCTAGCCTAGTGGTAGGTGCAGGAGATACAGTTAGTTGTAGCTCATTAACATATACAGCACCAGTGTAATGGCTGTCTTAACAGAGCAAGAAAGAACAGAGCTATCCTCTATTTTCCAGAGAGATGAAAGTAGAGATAGGAATACTATAGCTGGTATTAAATCTGAGGTTAAGATCCTTATTGATTCTTTAGATGACTACTTAGATGCTAATGCGTCTGCTATGAACCAAGCAATCCCTCAACCTACTAGAGGGCTTATGACTACTAAACAAAAAGCTAGAGCTTTAATATATGTAGTTAAACAAAGATTTTTACAGGAGTAAGTTATGTCAAGCAGAGCTTTTTTAATGCCTCAATCAGCACAACCTGTCGGCTCTGCCTACCCTGAATTTGGGGTAGATGGACAAGAGAGACAATACTTAGCCTTTGATGCTTCTACTAATGAATCTTGTGATTGGACCTTCCCTGTACCTACAGGATGGACAGGTACTATTACGGCAGAGGTTTGTTACAGGATGGCTAGTGCCACTAGTGGAGATGTAGATTTAGATGTACAAGTTGAGGCTATCTCTAATGGTGATGCTTTAGATACTGATTCTACTAGTTCTTTCGATACAGTTAACAGTGTAGATAATACAACTGTACCAGCTACAGCAGGTTATATAGACGTAGTTTCTATTACCTTAACTAATAATGATTCAAGTGCAGCAGGGGATATGATAAGGATTAGGTTTAATCGTGACGCTGCAAGTGATACAGCAAGTGGAGACTTAGAATTACTTTGGATTGAGATACAGGACGGTTCATAAATGGCTGTCAGGTTCAATGGTAGTTCGGAATCTTTAAGTAGAACTACTAACCTCATAGATTATACTTCAGCCTACACGATGATGTGTTGGGCTTATATCTCTACGGATACTAATACTCAGACCACAATCTTGTCAACGAGCGATGGTAGTTTAAACAGTTTCGATTTAGTTGGACATGATACAGATGGTACATCAGTAAGATTAACATCTAGAACAGGCGGCGGAGGCCCTAGCAATACATCAGGGACTTCTGTAACAGCAGGGACTTGGCAACATTACACACTAAGAAGAAATAGTGCAACTAGTGTAGAAGTGTTACTTAATGGTATTAGTGAAACTAGTAATACTATAAATGCAGGGACTAGACCTTCACCAACTATACAATTTATAGGTAGACAGGTTGCAGTTACAACAGTGCCTTTAAACGGGAGGGTATCTGCGAACAAAGAATGGTCAGTTGCGTTAACTGATGAAGAAATACTTTCAGAAATGAATAGCACTAGGCCGGTTCGCCTTGCTAATCTAGTGCAATTTAGCCCTCATATAGCAGGGAAGAGATCTGAAGCATACGTAGGGGTAGATTGGACAGAGAACGGTACTCTGTCAGATGAAGAACCACCTCCTATAAGTTGGGGTAATCAAGTTGAGATGCCTCAGTTTGTAGCAGTAGAGGGGGCTATAACATCTAGCGGTGTTCTTACTTCTCAATCAGCTACTATGGCTGGTACAGCATTAATAGAAACAACCTCTTCTGGTTCCCTAGCATCGCAGAGTGCTACAATGAGTGGCACAGTAGAGCGAGAACTTACCTCCTCTGGTAGTCTCGTTGCTCAATCTGCATTAATGTCTGGTACAGCTGCTACTGGTGCTGTCTTTACTTCCAGTGGAACTCTAGCTTCTCAAGATGCTACCATGTCTGGAAGTGCTACGAGAGAGCTTACTACAAGCGGCTCACTGAACGCACAGTCAGCTACCATGTCAGGCGTAGGGGTTGTAGTTAAAACCTCGTCAGGAGCCTTACAGAGCGCTTCAGCGACAATGCTAGGAACAGCAGCGACCTTTGGCGGTGTTAATGCCACTGGTACAATGCAGTCTCAAGTAGCTACTATGGCAGGAACTGCTGAGATTGGTAAGACAAGCTCTGGAGTTCTACAAGCTCAGTCAAGTACTATGTCTGGGACAGCTAATGTGGCAGGGGTAGTTACAAGCTCTGGTTCTTTAGTATCTCAGTCAGCGATAATGAATGGCTTAGCTAGTTCAGGTGGTTTAGAATCTTCTGGTACTCTTTCGAGTCAAGCAGCTACAATGAGTGGAGAAGCTACAACAGTTCCTAATTTTATTAATGGCGTAGGATCGTTAGTGCTAGGACATGAAGGTCAATATTATAGTTCGAGGGTAGGTTAATGGCACTGTGCTTAACACTAGGTGGGATAACAACAGAGATGGCTATAGAAGATTTAACTCAAACAATAGAGGAGCTTGTTACTAGTCTCTTACTTCAAGGTGTTTCTACACAAGATATACTGAGAGGGATAGAATCTGTGGCAGGTCATACAGAAGAAGAACTTAAGTTGCTTAATGCTCGAACAGAAGAAGCTTACGATACTAAATTGGATAAGAAGGATATAATATGAGTGATTACATACAAGACGGCACAGGTACAGGCGCTAGGGCTGAAGTAGATAGTAAGAATAGGTTACATACCTTTGCTACTAGTCAGACAGGAGCTACGGAAGCTGCTCTGAACGGAGACCTTTACAATATAAATACAGAGACTATTGAACTGACATCAGCTAGTGCTTCTTCTCTTCTCTACATGAAGAACACAGATACAGTCCCTTGGGTTCTAACAAGAGTGTTCTATAATGCAGGGCCAAGTACTGGAGGTGCAGGAGATTTCTTAGCAGAAGTTATAGCTAACCCTACGACTGGTACTCTTATCTCTAACGCTACAGAAACAACTCCTCACAACTTAAACTTTGGGTCTACTCACTCTCTAACAAGCTTAGCTTATAAAGGGGCAGAAGGATCTACTATTACAAATGGAGTAGTAAGAGTAAGTACTATTATTCCAGCAGCAGGTACTAGAGTGTTGATTAGTTTTGACAGCATTATACTTGAATCAGGGAGTGCTTTTGCTGTACGTATAACTCCTCAAGTAAGTAACACATCCATGAACATTCAAGTGGGTGCTAACCTACACAGATTTACTGACTAGGAATTACTATGATTATACAAGATGCAGCAACAGGTAAGACGGCAAGGGTTAATCTAGATAATACTCTAGCAGCTCACAGTATTACTATATCAGAGGCAGAACACGCTACCGACTTAGGGCAAAGCTACAACATCAACTCCGGCTTGATCACTTTGACAACAGCAGGAGAGAGTGGACTTCTTTACTTCAAGAATAACGAAGACATTAATGTCCACATAGACTCTATTGTAGTTATACTAGGTCCAAGTGCAGGTGGTGCGGCTACAGATACTACACATGTACGTATATATTCTAACCCAACAACTGGCACTCTTATCTCTGGAGCTACTGATGTTGATATCGTACAGAACAGGAACGTAGGAGCTACCTCCGCTCTTACTGGTAATATCTACAAAGGGGCTGAGGGTGATACTATTACAGATGGTGACCCACTCATTGAAAGCTTAGTAAATCCTGCTAGTAGAGTAGCATTTAATATAGATGTTACTGTCCCTAAAGGCAAGTCTATAGCGGTAAGTGTAGAACCTAACGACAGTAATACTAGTATGAAGTGTATGGCAGCACTAGTATGTCACATTGAACCAGTGCTATAATGCCTGTCCCATCTCACATAATAGACCCTCATAATGGTCTAGCTGCTAGGGTAACTCAGTTTGGACAGCTTGTAACAGCTCCTATAGCTTATAGTGTACCTGTGACAGATACATTAGTTATTGTAGATACAGCTTATAACTACATAGAGCCAGAAGCGAGTCATCAGATAGTTATAACAGATATTGTATTAACAGCAGATAAATCTGTCGGTACTGGTGGAGCTTCTGTGCAAGTATACTGTGCTAGTGCTATAGATAGTACTACAGTTTTGAATGATGGGGGTGTACTGGATATAGAGATGTTAAAGAATACTAGTAGAGATCTTATTGGCCTAAACTTTCTAGTTACTGAGGGTTTTTGGGTTAATGCTAAGACAGATGATAATAATATACAACTAACAATAGGATACTATAGAGTACCTATAGACTAAAGGGAAGAACATTATGGCTGATTTAAAACATGGTAGAGGAAAGAAACCTAAGGCTAAGAAGAAGAGTATTAAGAAAGGTACTTTAGGTAAAGGTATGGCTCAGAATGCTATCAATGCTAAGAAGAAACGTAAGAAGCAACTTGAAGCTGCTCTTGCTGGTAAGTTTAGTAACAAACCTAAGAAAAAAGGAAAGAAGTAATGGCTAAAGGAAATAGAACTCAAAGAAAGCCTAAGAGTGAATCGAAGGTGGCTAAGGAAAGACCAGCTCAATTCAAGAAGGATAAAACTCCTAAAGAAAAGAAGAAGAGAGCTGAGAGAAATCGTGCGCGAGCTTCGGCTATTAAGAAGGGGACTGCTAAGAAAGGGGATGGCAAGGATGTTGGGCATAAAAAACCCCTCAGTAAAGGAGGGGCTAGGAAGGACTCTAATACTAAGGTAGAGAGTCGTAAGGCTAATCGTGCTAAAGGTGGTGCTCAAGGAAAAGGTAAGACTAAGAAACAACCTAAGAAGAAATCTTAATCATTATATAGTCCTCGGTGCAGGAGGTCTAACAACCCCCTCCCCTACACAGTAGTATCTCCTCCCTTCTTCTTTAAATCTAAAGATGGCCTCTGCATCACAGAACTCTTGTATACTTTCTTGTCCTTCTATAAACCCAAGCCCTCTACTGACAAACAGTACACTGAGGGTTATAGCCATACCTAGTAAAACTGCTAGGGTTAATGGTAAATATTTCATTTCTCAATCCTCTCTTTTAATCTTTTATAAACATATCTTGTACATCCTTTTGCTACGCTCAAACCTCTGTGAGTCTCCTGAAACTTCTCATATGTTGTGACAGGTGACATGTTTATTTCTTTAGCTTCTCGTCTTAGCTTCTTTGCTTTACTTCCTCTCATTTTTTTATCCTCTTTATCTCTTGTTTAACAGAAAACAATATCTTATTCAAGTCATACAATTCATCATTTCCTTTCTTTAGCCCAATTCTATAGCAAGCTTTAAAGATGCTACCTATAGAGAAGTTCATGTTCCTGTGGTTGATCAAATCATACAGCTCTTTAGAACCTTCTGGTATCTCGTAGTAAGAGGTTGAACCCCCGTCAGATGAGACTTGCTTGCCTTCACAGTAATCAACAGCATTGAAGTCAGGCTCAATACAATCAAGAGTATCTAAGAGCTTAGAACTAGTATTCCATTCATCAACAGTAACATCATTAAGACCTTTATAGCCTTGCTTAACAAACAATTCATTCTCTTGTTTTGTCTTGTATTCAATCATACTTCTTTCCTCATCTGAAGTTTGTTAAGCTTACTAACTACTTCTTCTATAAACGTAGGAGTTAGATCAAAAGACTTCTCCATCTCCTCTTGCACCTTAGCCTCTACTATCTGATTTATCTTTCTTGTTATCACAGTTTTCATTGGCCCGCCAAGCGCTTTTTCTGTTTCTCTCTTAATAAAGTCTTCATACAGTTCTGGCTTCTCTTGTAGATGGTTACCAATGCAGTCACTCAGGTGGTTTAATAAAGCTTTCTCTATCATCTTTCCGTGAGAGTAGCCAAACGGATAAGAACTGCACCATTCACCAAAGATACTACTTGTAAACTTTTTTAATTGCTCATCTCTTATAATAATCATAAATACTTCCTCTAAGAACCTACGTTCATTAATAGCGATGCTCTTTGCTCTTTAGACAAGAGATTGGTACGTCCTCTTAAATCGGGCTTACCGCATCCATTACATTTATATTGCTGGAACTTACTCAGATTAGTCCTAGCAAAACCATTCTTAGTTAGACTAGTTGAACCACAAGCATTACAAGCCATCTCTTCTTCATCATCAAACAAATTGAAGTTAGGATGCTTACTGTCCCAAGGTCTAAAGATCAGGTACAATTCTTCTAAAGACAATACATCATATTTATTATATTGCTCCATCTCTTCCCAAGCTTCTAAGTTCTCATTCAAACACTCAGACCACAACTTAAACCCTGCAAACTTACCATGCTTGAGCTTCTTGTACTTAACACAAAGATGTTCAGTCATCCATTCTAACTTGTTAGAGGTGAATCCAAATTCCTTCTTAGCGATAAGAAGAGTGTCAATCTTCTTGTAAGGCGTTGGTTTATCAAAACCTTGAAGTATGAAACGGGCGTTAAGCTTCTTAATGTCAAAGGAGTTACCATTCTGTGTTATAACAACGTCAGCTTCAGATAACAGTTTGTGCATACTTGTAAGTAATATAGAGTCGTCTTCTTTTCCAACAACCCCTCGTAAGTCCTCGTAGAAAATCTCCTCTTCTGGTGCATGTAGCCACTTAGCTGAATAACTTAAGATGAACCAATCACTAACGGTCATCTCTAGGTTGTGGAACTTGTGCCAGTAAGACCAAATGTATTGTTTGATAGGTGCTGTCTCAATATCAAAGATGAGAACCTTTGGACCTTTAGCTCCTTCTTCTGCAAAGACAATAGACTTACGCCAGTATTCTATGTGCTGTCTAGTTATCTTGTGCCCACTACTTATAGATAATATCCCTGCTGCTACAGAATTATTACCTGAAGCCTCGGTAACAGCTTGAACAATCTCACCTTCTGTAAACAAATCTCTTACTTTACTCATCTATTCTTCCTCCAGTTCAAAGCTTACTAGATAAGGCATCTTCAACTCTTCAAGCATACCTACTATTATTCTGTAGTCAACAGAGAACTCATCCATTAGTTTAGTCATCTTCATCTGTGTTTCAGCTTGTAGCTCATCTATCTTAGCTTGAACATCAACTGGTGTAAAGTCTACTACCTCCATTATTTGTTCTCCTTTCTAATAGCTCTTTCTATTGTTTGTTTCTCTTGGTCACATTGCCAACAGAGCGCTTGGAACCCATCAATCTCAATAAAACATCTATCAATCCAAGTGTTGTAGTCAATAAAACCATCAGTAGGAGAAACAATAGGACTAATGTGATCCGCAATGATCCCTTTCCTACGTCTTTTATTACCTTCCAAAGGCGGGAGACTAGCGGGAGTTTCTTGCTTGCATTTCTCGCATACATATATTCCTCTCCTTATTCTAGCGTTACGTATTACTTGTTGCTTCGGCCCCCATTTTGTCGTTGCTCTCCTTAAGGTTGAGATAATGAAGGCTTTCTTTCTTGCTGTTGTCCAAGTTCCTCCATTGTGTGGCTTATCTACAGTCATAACTATTTCTCAATTCCGATCTCTTCATAAAACCTCCAACAATTTTTTAACAATTTTCTCAAAACTGGCTTTCTCAGTCTTTCTATTTAATAAGATCACTAGCATATTCTAATAAGAACACTTTAGGTGCTACATATATCTTAATAAGAGTTGATAGTTGTCCAAACACCTTATATATAAAGATTACAAAGATAACAGCACGAGCTACTTTTGCAACAGCCCTAGCGCCTAGAGCATCCTCTTTACAATCCCATGTCTTAGTAAACTTATCCCATGAGTGGCAACCGTATAAGAAAACACTAATAGCACAGGACAATGTGACAATGTGTAAGATGCAAGAGTAAGCGCTAAAGGTGAGTATCTGCTGTGCTACTTCAGGAACCTCATTACCTAGAAATTCTCCTGTTTTTTCTAATATATCCATAAGATATTTCTGAAATTGTTCATTCATAACATTCCCCATTGATCGTCTTGACTTCTCTTTAAATACAAGAGCTGCATATTAATAATAAAATCTTCTTTGGTTGGAGGCTTACCTGTCACCTTACTAGTTAACGTTTGATAAACCTCCAAGCATCGAAGTTGAAGTTCCTTCTCCGTACTACATCCCTCTAGAGCTTTCCCTGCTCCAACCTTCCCTAGTCCATATTCCTTCTTCCATGTCTTTGTGTTAGGATCTAACCAATACATAATGTTATCTCCCTTGTCCCCCATGAGAGCTTGTTCGTACAGATTGTACAGCCCTTCTTCTTTGGTGATGGTGTAATGAGCAGCTTCCTTGTTATGAGTCTTCCATCTGTAATGATTCCCTTCTTGTTGATCTATATCTTTATCTATATGGGCAAGTACACAAGGTATATCATTTGCTATACAAAAGGTCTGTTCTTGGCATACTAAGTCATCAGCCTCTCTGTCTTGTGACATAATAGCATTATGAGTTATCTCTAAGAAATCTCTAGCTTTCTCTAGTAGCTTAGGTCTTAGGTTTGGATCACGATTGGCCTTATAATTAGCCCATACATCAGTTCTAAAGTTCTTCTTACCTGTTAGAAAGATCTTGTAGTCAGTGGCTCCTGTCTCTCGTAATATCCTGTCTATGTGATTGTCTAAAGTCTTATACATAAACAAATCACCATTCTTCTTAACTACCCCATCTTCCTCATTAGCTAAACAAGCAGCAAAGACAGGAGAGTCTCCATCAATTATACATAACATTATACACACCTCTCATAATAATCAGCAGCTATACTCTTCACCTTGTTCTTAATCTGTGCAGCTCTCTGTATACTGTTACCTGTAGTCTCTCTATAAGCCTTAGAAGCGAACAAAGGACCTTCTGTCACCATATCAACAAAATATTGCTTCTCAACCCCTTCAAGAGGAAGTTCTTCCATGAACTCTTGAACAAATAAATCTCCTTCCTTGTTATCAGCAGCAGCCATCAATTGACAATCTTCGTAGTTAAATTCATCAGTCTCAGGTAAGTCACCATACAAAGCTTCATCAGCTATAGCAACAAGAGTAGGCTTACCATCCACTTGTGTACTCTTATAGAAGAGAAGATTAATAGCTCTCCTAATATACCAGAAAGCATACACCTCAAACTTCTTACCCTTACTACAGTCGTAGTTCTTAGCAGCTTCACATATACCTAGCATAGCACTTTGCTTAATATCTTCTAGGCTAGAACCCTTTAAGAATCTTTTGTTAGATTTATTAGCATGACTCCAAGCTAAGGCTTCATAGTCTAATGGGTTAATAACATTGTTAGTGCAAGTCATGTTGTTCTTCTGTGTTTGCATCTACTACCTCTCCTTCAATCATTAAACTCTTTTCTTTTATCTCGTCTTCTTCTTGAGTGAGTAAACCAGCTTCAGCTCTAATGTCATAATCATAAGCCCATAGCTTCATCTCTAACTCATTAACAATAGAGAGATGAGGAGTTTGTTTCTTTCTCATTTCTTTGGTGTTGTCTTAGCCATGTTGTTTCCTCAGTTATAAAAGTGACATACAACGTAAGGCATAGTGACCTATCTACAAATCTCTATGCAATAAAAGAGTTGTTGTACATCCAAAAAGCGGTAGTTTTAGAGATCTACCAACTCATACAGTGCCTAAAACACCGACTTGACATAGTTCTTTTCATCGAAATGTTTATATGTTGGTAGAGCTAGCTTGGCGTTCAATATAGATGCTCGTGAAACCTATATCGACCTAACTCCACCACATATAAACACTCGGGCATTGAGCGAACTCAAGCCCTGTGCGCTTCGCTTGCTAGAAGGGAATATCCTCCTCAAACTGTGCATCTTCTTTAGCAGAAAGAGGGGGGCTAGGCTCTTTATCAGCAGCTTCCCAATTATCTGTGAACAACTCCTTCACTTCCTTGTACCAATCAATAGCTTTCCTCACTTTGTTAACATCTTGTAAGTCTCCATGCTTGTACCCTAGAGCGTCCACAGCGAGGTTTATAGCTTGCCCCACCGCTGCGGGGTTCACACCACTGTTAAAAGCTTGTGACGAGCCTCCAGAGGGCTTAGAAGGGGCTTCCTGAGCTGTATGTCCTACGTCTACAGAATCAATGTTCCAGAACTGACCGCCTACCTCTCTATATTGATTGAGAGTGAAGAGAGCTTTAGGCTTGTTTACAGCTTCAAGTTGAGCGCGTAGTTCTGGTTTAAATTCATACGTCTTCGTAGTGAAGCCCTTCTCATTAACCTTACCGAACGCCTTGAAGATAATGTTCGTACCTTCGTAACTTCCATTAGAACTCCCGTCTGATTTTTTTCTCTTCTCTACCTGTGTATCGAAGTCCACCATTACCATCTCAGCAGTGGTTGCTTTTTTCTCGTATTCTTTATTGCTCATAATTATATTCCTGTTGAGTCGCCATTGATTACTGATTCTGTACTACTTACTGGTTGTAAGTCTTTCATAACAATTCCTGCCTCTCCACCTTCCAAACCATCATCGTGACCTGAATCAGATCCTCTAAGAGCTGGTCTTGGACCTCTAACTGGCTCGTAGCCATCGTTACTTGCAGTTTCTTCTGTACTCATCTCTTCTCTTCCTTTGTTAAGTTGTTATGCGTATTATACGCTCATTGTCTCACCTTGTCAAGCTTTAGTTTAAGTTTTCTTTTTTAGTTACTTCTTCCATTCCAACTCCCAGTACTGCCCCTCCAAAGATAACACTACCTATCACCTGTGCGAGTCTTGCAAAGTTATCTCCTGCAACTGCTGGATCGTCAGGTGTAATAAAGAACCCAAATACTCCGTTGTATACGTAAGTCCAAGCTATAAAGCTTAAACAAGCTGCTATAAATGCTAACCCAATTACAATTTTATTATTCATTTCTCTTCTCCTAGTGAATTTTTGACCAATCGTTCCCTATACTACCGTCTGCATCAAGAGGAACATTGAGCTTTAACATCTCTCCTGCCTTAACTATGCTCTTAATACCCATGTCTAGTATCTCCTGTGCTATCTCCTCCTTGCAATCAAATGCAGCCTCATCGTGATAATATATGACTCGTCTAACCTCGAAGTCCTTATATACATAAGTTGGTAGTCCATTACAGTCATACTTAATACCACCCAACCAAGAATCCATAAGAGCCA